CCCGCCCCGTGCCACATCTTCGTCGCTCGTTTCATCGCCCCGTCGTACAACTTGAAGGAGGCCTCGAATTCTGCGACTTGCTCCCGCAATGCCGCAGCGTCGGAACGCTCCTGGATGACTTGCCGAATAACAGCCCAAGGATCAAATTCCTGAAGGAGCGTACAGTCATCTGCTTCCGACCAGTCTCCGCTATCTCTGCCCAAAGTATCCGACAGCTTGGCAATCTCTTGCATCAGCCTAAGCCAAGACTGCTCAAGTTCCGTTCTCTCCGCGCTCATCGGGCCTCCCTCAGATCATCGTACTCGGCGAGCTGGCCGTCAATGGGGAGCGACTGGTGTTCGGGGATCTGGATGCGCCTCCAGGACAGATCCACATCCCGGCTGTGGCATCCCAGGAGAGCGCCCAGGCCGTTCCCGTCGGCGCTGTACTGCCAGCCATCCCAGACTTCGGCGCGCACCGTCGGCGTCCCGTCCTTATGGAATTGCCAGCCTGTCGGCAAGAGCGGGAGGCCATGCCCATAGCTGGCGATCGTGAGCCGCCAGTCGTCGCACCAGCCCGCCTTGTCGGAGTAATACCGATTCCACCGGTACTGGCCCGTGTAGATGTCCACGCTGCCGGCCCACAGCTTCATCCGGTAGAGCCAGGCGAGCGTGTTCTTGATCGCCGTCGAGAGCGGCAGAGCATGGGAGACTTCGAGATCCGCCCAAGGCGGCCGATCCGCGGGGGCAGGGTTGAACGGACTGCGATCGGCAAAGGTCGTCATCGCCTCGACTTGCCGCTCAAAGTCGAGTTGGGGATAGAACACGGCATAGAAACTCCGCTTGAGCCCAGCGGCGAAGGCAGCTAGCCAGTTGGCCGAAAAGGCCACATCTCGATAGGTTCCATAACTCTTGCGGATCACCACGCCGTCAATCCCGGCCGCCTTCATCTTGCCGAAGTCGATGGGGTAAATTTTGCTGTTCCCCGGCTTGCAGTTCTGATTGACGCTGATGTCCGTCCAGAGTTCGAAGCGGTTATCTTTCATGCCATCTCCTCCAGGGCTTGATACGTGCTCTCAATCGTGCGAACCTGACCACGCCAAGCGAGTTGCCAGCTCAGTTCGTCTTCCGTGAGGATCCGCTTGCTGGGCACCTTGGCTGGATCTTTGATCTCGAAGAGGTAGTTCTTCCCCTTCCATCCGACCAGCAAATCCGGTACACCTCGGCCCACTGAGGCGATGGATTGCACCGTGCATCCCAGCTCTCGAAGATCCTGAACGATCTCGGCCTGGTTGGTGTCCACTTTCGCAGCACGTCTCATGTCATCTCCACAGATCCGGCCGGCCCGCCGCCTATGCCGCCGACCGCGGCAGCGCCCTCCTGGCTTGTCGCGGACGGGCCAGCCGGTTGAACCTAGAATGGGAATTCGTCCTCGGGGACGTTCGTAGGGATGGCCTTCGTTCCGTTGACCGGCGGGGCTGCCACGCGCACACGGATTGCGGCAACCTGCTCACCCCGGTAATCAACTTGGGTCGGGAAAATCGTGATCGTCTTTCCTGCCCAAGCGCCGGTCTCTACGCCGTAGAGCTTGGCGATGGTCCGGGCATTGGTCTTGTTGAGCACCAGACCCTTCTCGATCTCTCGAAAGGACACTACAGGCTTGGGGCCGTCATCGAGCATTTCCTGCTCAACACCCTTGATCGTCAGGTTCATGTCGCCTTCGAGGTCATCCGCTTTGAGCCACTTCGAGGGAAAGCTATCCTTGATATTCATGTCGTCTCCTGAGATTTGAAGTGAGTGGGCGGCTCGGTCAGTTCGTGGGCATATGCTTCTCCTGGTTCAGTCGGCGCAGGACGATCAGAGCGCCATCCCAATTCCGGGCCTCGATCAGCATGTCGGCAGCCTGGCGGGTCAGATGCCCATACAAGACCTCGACCGTCAGGGCATCCACGATCTTCTGCTGCCCGACCTGCGTCACCAGTTCGGCGTAGGGGGTGGGAACGATCTTAGTTTTCTGCACGAGCTTCCTCCAACCCGAGCGCCTTGCGGATATTCTTTCTCTGGGGCTCGTAATTTTGATAGAGAAACCGCCAAAGCGTAGTTCGATTCACTCCAATCTCTCGGGCTAACCCGCTTAGATTGGACGAATCCCCGCCGAGGCGCTGAAGTAGAATCTTGCGAACCCGCAACGCGCGGCCTCCTCGTTGGAGATTGTTGTATAGCGCGATTCCCTTCCCCATGTAAATCTCTATCCATTCATCTTCTTTCTGCTTCAATTCGTCGCTATGGCAAGATTCGAGTAGAGCCCAGACGAAAGATTGAGCCCCGTTTGCAAGGTAATCCGCGTGCATTTTGGTGTAGGCCTTCTCTCGATTGCGGGTGTGAAATCCATTCCGAATGGCTGAGGCGTGCTGGGTAATTCTCATATAGACGTCTATTGACTGACCGATATAAGCCCGGTGGGAAACCTGGCTCTGTATGATGTAGATCCCACACACAAGCTCGGGAAGCTCATGCCAATCCATTAGGGCACCTCTCTCTCCTGCGTTGCTATGAACACATTGTAACACCCATTTGGGGCAATCTAGACCCCCACTTAGGTCCCGTTTTTCAAGGCTTCTTGCGGGGAATTAATCGCCCTCTGGGGAGGCGAGGATGTCAACCCAGAGATAGGGGCCGTCCATGCGGAAGGCCACCCGCTCAACATAATAGTCCCGATTGGCTTCAGTGATCGATTCGGATACTGCAAACCGGGTTGAAGGCTCAATGTTGAGTGCAGCGTAAGCCAGAGCTGGATCTTGACTGGCACAGAAGGATAGCCAGATCGGCCGGCCAATGGGCGCGCCATACTCAGCTAAGAGTTCATTTGCCCGGTTCTCGGCCGTTCCCAGGTCGGTGATTTGTTCAAGCCAGACCACAAGCCTTTGTTCTCCAATCCCAGAATAAATCGAATCCTCATTGCGACGTTCAATCAGGATGGGGTCATTCAAGTGAATTCCTTTGCCAGTGAGCTGGAGGTCATTCAGATAACCAGTCGTGGCTGCCGTATTGGTTAGGAAGACCTTTGCTTTGTTGGCTCCAATCTCCATGGCGACCACAAGATCGGCGTGCATATCGTCGCTAGTGAAGTTCTGTACCGACCCGAACTCATAGAAGGGCGGGTCGTCCACGTCGATGGCGCTGATCTTGACTTCAGTATCGGGATCAGTGTAAGCGCACTCGAAGGTCAAGGTTTGACCCGAAAGAATGGCCGGCGCACCCGGCAAGCTCCAGAGCGTAATGTCCGCTGCATCCGTCGTGGCGGTCTGTACAATGACTTGGATGATGTTTCGAATAGCCGTCTTGTCGTATTCGATATCGAATTCAGACATCTCACTGTTGAGGGCAAAGGCAGGATCAACGATATTCTGGCGGTGTGTGCGGTTCTCAAAGATCAGCGTTCCATCGCCGGTCTGGTAGATCCTCCCCCACTCATTGCGAGCCATCTTCTGAAAGAAGCTCGCCAGGCTGGTGTTGGGCGCATCTCTGTTGAATACTTCAAGGAAGGTTTCCAACCCCGTATCGAAGTCGACCCTCTCCGGTTGGAAGATGGCAGCAGTAAGCGCGGTCGTCAGGGCCTCATCTGCACGCTTGTTTGTTTCGATCTCCCGGATGCCTAGCTCCGATGTCGCCAAGCTAGCGATCCAGTCATGGACTTCGACCTCGACGATCTGATCGTCGAAGAGGCCCGACGCTGGTCGGATCGCCGCAATGCGCCCCACGAAACGGTCGAAGTTATAAGCCATGTTTAGAATTCATATCCGATCAGGAAAGCAATCCGCTTGTTACCGGAAGCCGTCCAGGTTCCCAAGTCGGCCGTGTAACAACTGGCAACTGTATTGCCGCTTGAGATTCCTACTGCACCGCCAGTTTTCGTCACCCCGTTATCGACGTAGAACCCTGGATTACCCCACCATCCGACATTGGCGATGGTTATTGCCACGATAGGTAGGCTGATCGTAAAATTCGTGGCATTACTTGTGCCGGCCGTCCCTTGTCGGGCCTCAACGAAACACATGCGGCCCGAGGCCCGAAATCGGTAAACGGCATTGGTTGGATCGGCCGAGAAGCCAACCAGTGTCGGTGCCCAGTTGAACCAATCCGGGAAGCCCTGAGGATTCTCGGCGTAGCTGAAGAAAGGCAGCGTGATCGCCGCATTCGCCAGAGAATAATCCGATCCACCCGTGACAGTAACCGTGGTGTTCGGCGCCCCGTAGGAGCTGCCAATGACATAGAAGTACTTCTCTGTCGTCTGGGTCAGCTTGATCTTGGTTCCCTTGTGATACTTGACCGTTTGATCTCCAGGCACAGTGAACGTGGTAGCGCTGGCGTAGGTCCAAGTCTCATTCGGCGCAAACCATCCGGTTTCTAACACAGTGACCTCCACCTTGACTAGCATCCCTTCGGCGAATCCGGCCAAAAGATTGTCGTTCTCAGGCGAGTACAGTCCGGCAAGACCGGCGCTATTTTGGTCCGAGTTATCCAAGACGAACTTCAATACCCCGGTCGAGGCGACAAGATCAGATGGGCCGGAGTTGACAATCCCATATTCCCACTCTGGCACTGGCTCTTGCAGAACGTCCTCGCACAATGTCCAGATGATATCCTTAAGATCAATGAGCGAAATATCGTCAAAATAGACGGTGGCAGCAATGTATTCGGGCGATTTGAAGCCGATTTGTATCGTTGTGCATCCGGCAGGTGCAACAAATCCCGCTGTGACCTGAACATAATCCGTGCCGGGTTCGTTGGTCGCTGCTTCAACTATGTACTCAGCATGATCGGCGTCATAGACATAGAAGCGGCCATGATCTGATCCGTCGCCGCGTGTCCACATGCTTAGGAGATAGCTTCGACCTGGGACAACTATGATGTCCTTGTAGACGGCGGAATTGTTAGTCGCAGTCGAAACTAATTTGGCTGCATGCCCACCGCCGTGGACGTTCACAACCTCGTCGACGACTTGGCTCGCGCCTGCTGTAAGCTCATTCCATCCAGCGAAGACATCAGCGCCGCCGCCGCCGGCCGTCTCAAATCCGGGATACGTTACCAGGTTATTTTCGGATAAAGTTCCGAAAAAGACCCGCATCTGGAACTGGATCACAGCACTCGCTCGATAGCATCCCGCATGGTGATCGGGAGCATGCGTGCGAGGCGGCTAACCTCACCTCGCAGGCCCCGCATTTCGGAGATGAGACGGTCGTCTCCGCCCGGAGGTGTCACGGTGACCTTCTCACCTCGGCTTGCCATGAAACGCACCATCGTCTGATCAACGCCAGCCGGGCCGCCGACCTCGAATTCACCACCCGTCGCGAAGCCACCATGGTGTTCCCCACCGACATTCGCACCGACATCAAACTCCGGCTGGGCAATCCCCAGAAGCTCTCCAATCGAACGGAAATAACCCAAGATCCCTTCAAGATAGCCCTTTTGACCCGACAGAACCTCGTTCATGTTCTCAAGAAAGGGCAGCGTCTTCAAACTCAGGAAGCCCCCAATCTGGAGCTTAATCCCTTCCCACTGATCCTTCACGCCATCGAGAGCGTCTCGTTGCCGGAGGGCGGCCTGGTACATCTCATCGGTGACGATCTGACCTTCGTGCATGCTGTCGATGTAGTTACGGAGCTGGGTATCGGTCAAGTTCTCAAAGACTGGGATGAGGTCTGCACCCGATCTGCCCAAGAGCTGGGTCGCCAGAGCCAGCTTGTCAGCCGGACTTTCAGCCTCCTCGAGGCGCGCTTTGACCTCGATCAGGCCCTCGATGCTCGGCTCAATTCCTTCCTTCGACATTGTGCGGAAGGCGACTTCAAGCGTTCCCGTTGAGAGTCCCAGATCGCCCGCCATCTCGACAAGGGCGGAAGCTGCCTCGGTGCTAATGTCCATCTTGGCAGCAAAGTCGCCTACCGCGATGGTGTTCTCTTGCCAGGCCATCGCAAGGTCAGCGCCCGTCTTCACCAACCCAACGTAGGCTGCCCCGGCTGCTGTGATCACGGGCAAGGCGGCCCCTACCGAGGCCACAAGGCCATCTGATGCCCCGGTCATCTCCTGGAAGCGCCTGGTGGCTTCGTCCTTCGCCCGGATGACAATGCTCAGGATCTTGTCAGCCACGCTGTAGCTCCTCCAGATAGACCCGATAGAGCGCCCACCAGTAAGGGGTCATTCTCTCCTCAACGTCAGTCGGCAGGACATGAAACTCCTGGGCCACCTGGATCGTTAGCAGCTCCGGGGGGCACGCGCCCCCCCATTTCAAAGCTGCCCGGAAGACCCGCCTTTTGGGTCAGGGATATGCGGGATCTCCCCGAGCAGCTTCAAGACAACTCTAGAATATTCTGCCCCGCTTAGATCGAGCAGAGCCTCGAGAGCCTCGTGCCGTTCCTCGGGCTGCTTGACGAACTGGAGGAGGTACTCATGCACCGCCTCCAGGTTCATCGGGTTCAGCTCAGCGTTCAAAAGCTCCCCCAGGTCCCTGCGCCGGCGCAGAAAGCCCGGCGTATTCGGCCCAGGCAAATCCCACTCGATCATGGCAGCGTCAGGGTGGCACCCCAGCAAGACAGGAACGTGGCATCACTGGAGTAGACCGGGGCCAGATCGAACTCGACGGTTGTGATCCCATCCTCATCCGAGATCAGGGGCGGCGGCGTGAGCGCCTGCCCGGCGAAGTTGATATCCAGGATCTTAGAGCCATCCGTCGCGCGCATGCGCACGGCGTAGCCCTCTGGAGCAATTGTGTTATCGAGGATGTCGTTGATGTAGCCTAGACGTGTGGCATCAGCTTCAACGACCAGCTTCATGCTCCCACCCCACTTCCCTTGCCGATTGGAGTCGGGCACCTGATCTCCCAGATGCCAGACCGGCTTCCGGTTGCAGGTCATCATGGCCTCGAAACGAAAGGCCAGATCGGTCAGAGCTGTAGTGCCGATCGGTCCGGCGATAGGGTCCAGGTAGAGATTGCAGTGATGCCCCATGACGAACACTGGCGCAGGATCACTCAGCCCGGCGAAGGACGCGCCTGCATCGGCCGCTTGCCCGAAGAACTTGTACTCGAAAGTCACCGGCTCCCCACTGGCCCCTTTGATGCTCAGAGAGCTCGGGATGACCCCAGCGACCTTGTAGAGCAACCCGGTCTGCCCATAGTATAGCGACAGACTGCCCGGTGTCTGCCCGGCAAGAACTGCCAGATAGCTGTGTGGTGAAGAGGCATCCACTGTGAACATGGTGTTGAGCCATAGCCGGGCGGTCTCATAGTCCAGGAAGCCCGAGATCAACCCCTCCGACCAGCGCCGTTTGACCAGCGCCACATGCGCGGGCATGGTGTTCCCACGCTTGTCGATGACCTGTTCCGCTTCCACATGCGGATCAATCCGACAGGTCTTCCCGGCAAGTTGGATCGTGGCTACAGCCCCATCGCCGTAGGTCGCCTCCTCGCCGATTTGGATCTTCTCAAGCGCAGGAATGTAGGTCATGGATTCCTCTCAGTCCCGGGCGATCAGGAGCTTGATCGTCAGATCCGTCGCCACGGTGTAGGTGGGTGTACCGGTACAGACGAACACGGCAAAGAGACTCGTCCCACCGGCCGCCAGAACGAAGGGCAAATCGGTCTCGTAAACAGCCACACTGTCCGACGTGCTGTCCACAAAGTCCGCCGCGGCGACAGCGTGGGCACCGATGAGCTTCACCAAGTCAGCGGCCGCCGGCAGGAAAGAGGCCGCATCCGTATCGACGGAAGACGAAGGGTCGGCGTTGAAGAAGTACAGCTTGCCAGCAGCCTTCTCCTTGTCGGCGTCGATCACGGTGATTCGCTTGATCACGCCCTCGGAAGCATAAGCGCTGGCCGCGTTGGCGAAGGTTAGAAGTCCGCCTACGCAGTCCTCGGCGGTGTAGGCCCCGACAATCTGGAGCACAGGAACGGCAGAGATTACGTTGAACAGTCCCATCAGAAGACCTCCTCGATCTCCAGGTTCACGTCCACGGCCCAGAATTCCGTTTCGCCCCAGGTGATCGGCCCGATCGCATAGCTCACCGAAGCGATGTAGCTCTGCGATGTTGGTGCCCGGAGCGCCTTGAGGGCCAAGGCGTATTGGCGGATGTATTCGGCCATCTCCTCCGCGTACTGTGGCAGGCCAGTTCCTTGAGCGGTGGGAGCCCACAGACAGAGATCGCGGAGTGCCCATCGTAAGCTACTCGTTGTCCCAATGGCAACGAAATTGCCTTCGCTTTTCGGATTCGGCAAGAGCATTCGGATGGGCACATCCGCGAGCCTCACTTGGAGTTTGATCTCGCCCAGATTACGAACCTTGGTGGTCCCGACGACCATCTCGCCGACGGCAGTAAAGATGTCCGCAATGGCGCTCATGCAACCCTCAGCTTGCGGTAGGGCTGCAACATGGCGAGGATGTCAGCCGGCAGATTATTGGGGGTGAGATAGATCCCCTCGGGTGTGACCAATGGCCTATCTCCGGTCGTGGTCTCCCGCAGGCCGTAGAGCCACTTCGCCAGGCGCAGGTTGACCTCAACGATGGTGCCCGGCGGGGAGATGCTATAGCCCCACTTTCCCACGATCACGGTCGGATAAGTCCAACCTACCGTGTCGGTCTCATCGAGCATGATCCGGCTGTAAGGCGGAGCGTTGTCGGGCAGATAGACGACCGTCGGGCTGCCCGTGATACTGGTCGCCGTCTCAGCCAGCTCATGCGGATGCAGGTACAGCATGCGCCCGGCAAAGGGGCCGTCCTCTCCCCAGATCCGGCGAAAGGTCCTGGTACTATCCGCCTCGACTTTGAACACCCGATCCGTGACGCCGTGGATCAGCTCGGCAGCGGCAGCTAGCAGAGCGATCAGAACATCGTCGTCCTCTTCGCTGTCGAAGCCAGCATAGTGCCTGAGATCGGCCAGGTCTGCGTATTGCATGACAGTTCTCCGGCGGGGGAGGGGAAGGAGAAGTAGGACCCCTCCCCCGCCTAACTTCTACTCGTGTCCGTCGATCCCGCTCAGTGCGGTCGTCCGGAGCACAACACCGGCGAACCGGGCGCTCGGCAGGAATTGCACCTGGCCCGCGCTCGCGCGCACGGTGTACGGATCGACGAAGATGCTCAGGCCACGTCGATCAGCCCAGGCAACGGTCTCGCCCAGATCAACGAAGTCGATGACCTTCAAGTCGTCCTGAGTCGTTGTCTGGATGCTTGTCCAGTTGGCATTGGTGAACACCGGTTTGCCCAAGAACCGCTCGCCGGGCGTGTCGCCCATAGCCAGATCGTTCCAGCCGATACCCCCATACGCGCGAGGCGTGGCAATGAGCATCGCGCGCAGGAAGGCCAAGGTGGCGTCGTTCATGATGAACACAGCCCGATCACGGTACTCCTGCGCCAGGGCGAAGTAGGCCGTCATGACCTCACTGTCGAGAATCACCTTGGTCGTGGCGATCTCAACACCATCGATGGAGGCGAGCAGGTCATAGAGCACCTTGTTCTCGGCCAGTGCCAGCGCCTTGCCGGCTTCGCTCGTGAGCCATTGCTGAAGCACCGGGATATCTTCCAGTGACTCCTCGGACACCGTGACGAGCGAGCCTTTCTTGAGCAAGGTCACGGTCTTGGCGACGGTCGCCGGTGCGTTCTCGACGTACGCGCCTTCCTCGGCAACCGTCGGGATGATCGCCATGCTTGTGGCGACTGGCACGGTGAAGGTCAGCTTGTCGGTCGTGAACGTGCGCATGCCCGACCTGCGGACCAGGGAGTACTTGCCTCGCTCTTCGCTGATCCCAGCATAGAGATCGTCCGGGACGAGCACACCGAGCTCGGCCGCTTCGCTTTCCTCAAGCCCTCGCTTGGCGCTTGTGAACCGCAGCGGCAAGCCGCCGTCCGCCACGCGCCGCGCATCCTCGACCAGCGCCCGCATGTAGGCGTAGGTCTCTTGCTTGCCTTCGTCCTGACCCTTGGTCGGGTCATCCGTCACAACATTGAAGACGGCCCGGCGCTGTGCCGGGTCTTTCTTCAGCTCTTCGAGGATCGAAGCACGCATCGCAGCGCGCTCCGTCTCGGCCGCAGCAACGGCTACATTCTGGGCCACAAAGGCCGCAGCGATGCCGTCATTGATGGCCTTCAAAATCTCAGCGTCCATGGTAAACACTCCTGTCGTTCGGATGGGGGGTCGATCCGCTTCGTCCTGGTCCTTATCCTCACCGGCCTCGAACGCAGTCGGGAAGTCAAGACCGACCTGTGAAAAGAATGCCCTGATGGGCACGACAATGGCATCGTCACTGACCGGGACACGGCCCGGTCCCTTGTCGAAGATTGAGAGCTCCGCAATCGGCCAGACATCCACGTGCCCAGGCCGATTATCGGTGGGCCTTACGAGGTAGTTTACACTGCCGGTCGACGCACCGGCGTTCCCCTCCATCGCCGCCTGCCAGGTGCGCAGGCCCAGGGGGTGCGGTGAGAGATCAGGCGTAATCATCCACACACCGCGCTCGTCGATCCGGCTGACCTCCGAAGCACCCAGGGAAACAGGCTTTTCAATCGCCCGGCTTTGTGGAGAGTAGCCATGCAAGTAGAGCGTCGGTCGGCGGTCGCCCACGTTGATCATGAAGTCGGTGCGAGCATCAAGGTACTGGTTCAGGCGGTCGAGACGATCCGGTCCACCGAAGGGAGCAGCCAAGACTTCAAGGCGTTTGATCTCGCCATCGAGCACCGCCCGGATTGCGCCGGCTTCCCTGAACTTAATCTTCATGCGTTCCACACTTCCTCGACATACTTCCAGATGATCTCGACTGCTTCGTCGAGCTTGTTTCGGGCGACGACGGAGAGCACCTTCCAGCCCCGCTCCCCATGGAAGCCCGCCTGTTCATCACCCTGGACGAAGATCCCATAGCTTGCCTTGTTGCCCACTTCCACCTGATCCACGCTGGCGCTGATATACCAGCTCTTGCCAAGATGCTCCGAAGTCTCCCGGCTCCAGCCCGTGCGCGAGCGAGGCCCATAGCCCCGCTGATACCAGCGGCCAGTCGGGTTGAGCGGGCTGTTTGCCATCGTCAGCAGCGGGTAGGGTGCAGCCTCAGCCCGCACAATCTCGCCAATCGCCTGCATGGCCGGCTTCCGGTACTTGCCATCAGCCAGGCCGTTCAGAGCCAGCATCAATCCAGGCATCCCCTCAATGGTGATCGTCTCTATCATGCCGGTCCCCGGATGTCATAGGTCACAGTGCACTCACAATTGACGTGGAGCGGTGGGAATTCATCCGTCGGCCACTCGCTCTCGGGCAGCTCATCCCGGTCGTCGCACTCATCCGGTTCCCGCGTGGTGCTGCCTTCGTTGACGTGCCAAACCGCCACAGCGACAATGCCCACATCCTTGAGCTCCTGAGCGCCGAGGCGTTGCCCCTCCGAATAGGCGCGAGTGACCTCAGTAACCCCGATCATCTCCGCTCGGTTGGCTCCGAACGTAGGGGCCAGCTCGGCTACAAGATTTTCGCGCGTGAAGCCCGGCAATGTCAATGCTTTTTGCAGAGCGTCCTCGATGACGTTCCGGCTGGTCTCGTTGATCCCTTTCACAAGCCCGAAGGTGTAGCTATCA